CAAGTGATCAGATTGATCACTTACCACTTCGATCTCATATTGATTCTTAGGGTTGATCAACTGGTCAACTTGACTAGTAGACCGTTCTACAGACTGGTCAACTTGACTAGTCTCTAACACAGTATAACGATTTTCCAGCATTGACAAGAGGTTGTGGTTCATGTTCCACATGCTCTTGTTCATTCATTAATGCACGTATTTGTACATTGTCGGATTCTTTAGGATGATTCTCGCCAAATTGTTCTCCAGCTAATCGCTTACAATCTGCATCACGCGCGCAACTTGGGACCAACGTTTTGCGACACGTTAAAACTACCTATGCAGAAAATTTCAGAAGATAGTTTGCTGGTTTTAGTTGAAAGATCTACCAGTTCCGCGTTACGTATATCGATTTTCATATCCGAAGTTGTAACATTATCTTTGGAAAAACTCAAAACTGTATCTCCATTTTGCAGATATAGACTTGTGGCATTCTGAAGAACTGCTTTTCCTGTGGCTTGTTCCATAAACACGGATTCAAGACTACAATTTGGTAAATAAACAGATTGAAGCTTTGCACCATGTAGAGAAATATGGTTAGATCCGTCGTGATAATAGATCTGATCACAAGAGCCACTTAGAACCACCAAAAAGATGATTAGGAGTGCTTTAATATACTTGAATGCACCCATTTTATCACCAAGACCGCACAAATGGAGTAACAAACAGTTAAGAACTGCATCTTAATCACTCCAAAACTCTGCATACTCTATAGCTTGAAGATTACGGTCTATTCTTAACTGTCGGTGGTGATAAGCCACGTGTCTTTTCATCTGCTCTTTTCTACGTTGTCTTTGTCTACTATGTTTGTTGTTTGGCATATCCCTGTCACATCCTAGGAGCTATAACGGAACTCCTCAGGTAGTAATATGAAGGCATACTATTTAAGTTTCGCGCCTATCATAGGAATTGCCAAGAAATACTTTATATACGTCCAAGTGAAAATAGGAGCTATGCGCGAAGACAATAACCCGCCGATAGTTGCAAAACTGGACGGCCAAATGAGATTTCAGATACCACAAATATACCGGGAATTATATAATTTGTCTCCTGGGGGTGTGATCGAGATCAACCAGATAAGAATCTTGAAGAAGTCCGAGATTAAATAATATTGTTTTTATAGGGTTTTTCTTGGAGAAGTCCAAATCGCATCAATCTTTCTTAAATAGTGGCCCCAAGATACGCGCAATTGCATCAAGTTTAGCATCGCATACTTCATCATAAACCGGTTTCAACTTCTCCATCGCTTCCGGTTCTAACTCATCTCGTTCTTTAGTAAATTTGATATAATGTATTTGGCGACCTCTATATTTATCCAAATCTTTTCTTCCAGTATTCAGAAGATCACCTTCCGGTACATCTCATTGCCATCTAAATCAGATCGTGGTTTTATCTTTAACGGCGTATGTTCTACATCGTTATACTTCACCGTGTCATCTGTCGTTATTTCTTCTTTACAAATCATAACAGCATCCGACAATGTTGCCGCTCCCAAATCCGACCAGTAAAATACCTCTACATCGTCCCATCTGCACGGGAATTCATCCCATGATGCAGCTCCAGTTAATAAAGTTCCGCCGGATTGGCAGTATTCACATTTTATATGTGTATTAGTAAATCCCGATGTTGTTATCGAGACTAGAGGAACTCCAGAATCAAACCCATACCCGGTAATTTTGTATCTAGCAGACGTATACGTCAAATCCTCAGTTATAACACCGCCGCTACTTGAATCACCCGTTATGCTCACCGTTCCAGAACAATCGGTCCCTGAAACTGTCACTTTAACATAATAAACGCTAGATGGTGGACTAGCCAACGGAGTTAATGAACCGTCGCCGGTAACGTCACCCTCCCAAATTGTAGCTGATCCGGGAACTTCCTTATAGGCCGTGTGAGGGAGATAATCATCGATAATATCGGTCATCTAATCGCCACCGGACCGCCGATCCAACCTTTAACGAGATTGTAGGCATCCCAACTAATTAATCCGGTATCTTTTATTGATCCCGTAGAATTATATTTCTCTTTGAGTTCGCTTGATAGCCAGAATTCAGATACTCCAGCGTTCTGCATCCGTCGCCGTTGACTGTTTCCAGTTCTGAGAATCTCTAATGCTTCTTCGCAAACTGCATCAGTTATGAATTGTGGAACGATAGCGGCTTCGGCGGTATCATCATAAATTGCGATCTTCCAAACATTCTTAACTTTTACATAACGTGGCCATTGCAGGTCTTGATTTTTATAGTATTTTCGCCCTTTCCATCGGATAGATTCGATCTTCTGTTGCGCCATATTGAGAGCGGCGGCTTTATCGTTGGCACTTGCATCAGTCCACGCCGTAGCATAAAGATGAAGAGTTGCGCCAAAATACGTTGTTGCATCACCGACACTAATATAATCTGTCATATATATTTCACCTCCAATAAATTAAATAGTAGGTGTAAAAAACCACCTACGAGAAGTTAATTGTAATGGTTAATACTTTCAAAATAATAGCTAATCCAACCATGAAAGCAATTATCACTCTCCAGTCGACACCCATTTTTATGCGCCCCCATTTCAGGGTACGGAATAAGCGTCAATAGTTCCAGCGATAGAAGTACCGGCAATATCGATGTGAATAGTCCCATCGGCTTGCAAGTATCTTGCGGTTTCAATCGGACCGATACACACCCTCTCAGCTCCACCAGTAGCAGAAAATTTTAAATCGCCAAGTCCAGCTCTAAAAGCCGGGTGTCCGGTTCCCGCTACAATTGTTATAGTGTCGCTGGCTGTTGCTGCGGAAAGCTCAAAAGAAATAATCATCCTTTCGAAGTTAGACGCGGCGGCTATAAAGTGATCGTTGGATGTATCGATGGTATCAGCAGTTGCATGGTTTGCAAAAGCACCATTTAATTCATTTACAGTAATTTCAGAACGTCCCATATTAATATCCTCCTAATATTATAATATTATATCTAAGATGTTTGTCTTGCAGTCAGTACAGCGAGAGATGACGGTCTTACTACCTTTGCGCCGTATACGTGACGACCACGTACAGCATCAGCAAAGAATTTGTCCGGTCTGTAGCCCTCTACTTCATTAACAGAATCGGCGAAGGTGATGGCTCCAGGGTAACCGGCCATGATCTTATAGTTAGTCTTCGGTCCGGTTCCAACTTTAGTCTGCACGTTGTTGGATAGAAGAACATCGAAGCCGTAAAGACGACCACACCATCCATTTCTGAGACCTTCAGTTGTACCGCTGAGAGAAGCGCCGCTGATTGCCTCCATCTTGATTAGCCCGTTGAGATACCAGGGCGGGATGACTACCCAACGTCCTTCTAGGGGCGTGTTGGATTCGTCAAGCTTCTGTTTTAGATCAGCGATATAATCAAGATATGTAGAACCGGCACTGGAGTTGTCGGGAACTTTTGCGGAAGCGTCAGTTCCAATAGCGTTGCCGGTGTCTGCTTGATCGTAGAGTGCGGCAATAATCTGATCGGCGGCATTAGCGAGTTGATAACCAGCATCCGAGGTTGCGGCTTTCATAAGTTCAACGTTGGCTTGCGCTTTGTCCGCGTCGTCAACCATAAAGTTGAAATATTTATCGTTGGACATAACAAGCGTGGTTGATGCGTCGTCGAGAGTTTCGGGATCAGATAACCCGGTTGCCGCATTATAGTTTTCAACGGTGATGGGGCTAAATGCAGTGATTCTTACAGTATCTCCCTTTCCCTTAATTTCTCCCTCATAATTTCGGTTGATTACTCCATTCTGTCCGAACACAAGATTTTTCCTAAGTGATTCGAGTACTTTCGCACTCCAAACTTCACCAATAAAATTGTTTAATGCCATATATAATATCCTCCTTATTTCAAAGTTCCATCTTTCAGTTGTTTTTCTATCTGTACCATATTCGCTATGCGTTGCTCCGGAGTCATCGCTTTAACTTCAGCGACAGTAAATAGAACCGCTCCAGTATCGGCGGGATTAGTATTTCTGCCAACTGATTTTTTAGCGTTGACTATTGATGCTAATTTTTCAGCATCAGCCGCAAGCTCTTCTTCGGTTTTTCCGTTCAATCTAGCCGCCAACTCTTCAGGCAATTCTTTTGATGCAAGAATTTTCTTTTTCAAGCTTTCAAATTCAGCGTCCTGAATCTTCGCTTGTAAATCATCATATTGCTGTTGAAGATCGGCGTATTTTGTCTTTTCACGTTCTAAACGTGCTGATATTTTGGCGTTTAGTTCATCTTGTGTGAAAAGTTTTTCATCTTTACCGGCTGTATTGGTGGCTTCGCCACTATCCTGGGTGCCGTCCCCAGCATCATTATTATTATTATTTTTAGTCATAGATATACCTACGTTTTACTCCCAGTTCGGAGAGCTATTTTTACCACGATTTGGCCAAGTGATCAATTTGATCAATCGACCGTGAGAAGTCCAAGTTATTGCAGTATCTTTCGAAAACGAAATAATTTCGTTCTCGAAAATTAATATCAGAAACGACCCCGCCTAACGGAAACAATTTCCTTTGGCCAAATATTATTTACTAGTAAGAATTATTTACTGTGAACGAAATAATTTCGTTCTCAGTCTTATATTTGATCACTTGATTCTATAACATAAAAGAAACCACCGAAATGATTTCGTTGGTTTTATTGTTCTAAGTTCATAAATCCAAATTCTCTGGATTGCTCGCCGTCTATTGCTTTTAGTTCGGCTTCAATATCAGCTTCACTTGCGCCCTCGTTCAACCGTTTTAGGGAACTATGTTTTGAAGTGAGCCGATAGTTTACCCGCTGAGTCTCAATATCGACCAGCTCTTTCATGTCAACAGGAAGAGATGACCGCCAATCTATCGAAATATTTTCAAGTTTTGTAGCACCGGATAACTTTGATGCAACTTCAATATCGGCGGCGGTTCTCAATACATCTTTTAATGGAGATTCTATTATAATTTTCAGCCGATTAACTTTAGCCAATGTTGGCATAAGTAGTCGTTTAAGTGCTGATCCACTTTCCGCGAATCCGGCTTTGAGATCCGAAAAGCAAGCGGCACTGGTTTCAGACATTATATATAATTGCGATAATATAAACTCAATCTGTTTAAATGAAGCTTCTAGTTTTGCATCCCAAACAAGATAATATGGTGCGGTTCCATCTTCACCGACCGGGATGAAGCGACCACCACCAATTTCTATATCGCTTTCACCTGTGTCAGGATCGATATTGATGGAAGCTTCAGAACCCACAATATTTGGATCACTAAACTTATCGAGAGTCCGAGACGTTCTTATAAGACGGTTCTCTAGTTCTTTGATAAGTCCGTTTATATCTGTGAAATCGTCGGTTCCAACAACGCTTTCGGCTCCGATATTAGTTAATGGAATTACTAGGAAGTCATCTATGCCCGTCTTCTGAGAGTCGGGAACATCTTTATAACGTTCGATGGTGGATAGCTCAACGGCATTCGATATTTTGCCGTCTTTCATTACATATAGGCGGTTCTCGATTGATCCCTTGCGGTGAATTTCGGCGGTTAAATAGTCGGTTCCATTTTCGGTAAATGTCCATGCTATAACGTGAGATTCAACCTCAGCTTTGTTATCTGGCGAGACAATCGGGAACCAAAGAGAGGGATTGATAAGATCGATTTTGGCGCGTTCGTCGTATCGAATTTTGAGAACTGCATTTCCGTATTTCAGAATATGAATAACTGCATTATATAAAAGTATGTCCATTTTATTGTTGCTGGTTATTCTGTCCATTGTAGGTTGATTATCGGCGGTGAAATCTGGAGGAGAACCGACCACCAAATCAGCGAAGAGAGTACATAGCCGTTTATGCCAATTCGTGACGATATCTTTTTTACGGGTTTCATCTGATGGATTATGATTAAAGACTAAATCGTGTTTCCCCTCGAAAAGTCGCTGATTAGTTGTGTAGGTAGTCAGTCGGGATAGTTCCGATTCTGGCGGCCATTGATTGCCGATTTTAAATAAATTGTTAATGTTTGTTAATGTCATATATTCACCTCAAAATATTTCATTGCCGATATATCGCAAACAGTCCAAAAGATCATCATTTTCTTTGACGGGTTTTTCATCACCACGTTCTGAGGCTTTAGAATCCCAGACGTAACCGCCAATCTCTTCTATCAATTGTGGACATCGAGGTTGAACGATAACAAGTTTGCCGGTTTCGAAAGCGTTAGCTATTTTGGCGAGTCCATCATTTACGGTATTGTTGGCGTTCTTAACGCGCTTGAAGTCGTCGGCAATTAGCTGATTCTTGAATGATTTTGCAGAGGGATCAACTAGGATTGACCGGGGATGTTTACCGCCAATAAAAGCTTTGAGATCGCTTGAGAGCGTCGTATTTAGCTTATCTGACTCTTTGTATTCATCCGTGATGTAATAGGTGTCACCGATCTTTACCGCTTTTAAAAACGCTGTGGGGTGAGTCTGGCCGTAGTCACAACCGATATAGAGGGATTGCCATTTACCGTCCGGTATCTTATCGATGCAATGAATACTTTTATTGAAGTTGGAATATATAGTTCCATCGGCTAAAACCCATTTACCCTCAATATATCGTTCGTACCATAAACCGGTATATTCTTTTTTGATATCAATAACGTATTGTTCCGATAAGTACGGGTTATCTTCTAGGGTGAAATGCCAGCTCTTCATATTAAGATCGGATTCACGATCTAAGTATTGTTTCTTGAACCAGTGCGATGGAGGGCCGGGATTCATGGTTAAATATGCTCTGGCATCATCCTCGGATAGTCTTGACATCATCATTTTAAAGAATGATTCGGGCCATGTCGTTATTTCTTCTCCGAGTGCTCTAACTAGGGTTTCTCCCTGTATCTTCTGATAGCTGGCATCGTCGTTCGCCCCTTCTAGCCAGACAGTTCGCCCGTAAATTTCAGCTTCTTTTTGAATCATTCTGAGTTTGAAATTCTCACGACCAACCCACATTGCTATATCGTTAAGTACATTTCTTTTCAAACTGTTGAGCGTTTTGCCAACGAATAGAATATTGCCGGGTGGAGCGGTTATAATTTCATGAATCATTTTGATGGTTGCGCCAACAGATTTACCGGATCGGATCGCACCGTGAGCGGCATTAATACGATAATTAGAATTTAAAATAAAATCACGTTGTTTATCTTTCGGAAGTTGCAGAACCATTTTCTTCCTCCATTGCTTTCATTAATGCCATGAATTCGCCGCCCTTCTCGTTTCCATCGCCAGAATCTTCTAATCTTCGCTTATCCATCAGTATTGCCAAAGATACCGACCAATCACGCATATCTTTTGCTTTAGTTATCTCTGGGAGCATTGCCACTAATTTATCTATTCCATCGGCAATTACTTTGATTCTTTCCGGTCTATTGTAAAGCGATTTACATTTAGCTGCTTTTCTGGTTCTTTCGGTGGATATATCGTATCCTCTCGCATTGGCTACATTCGAGACGGTACCGCTACTAACTCCGACTTTTTCCGCAACTTCTCTTGTGGTTAAGCCGTCTTTCAAATACCCGATAATCAAATCGTTACGTTCTTCTTTACTTTGATCCATTGTAGTACAAATGAGATCACCTCCTAAAAAATATAATTATTTGTTGCGATTTATATAATTCGTTTCTAGTATTATATTAGAGTTTTTAATTTAATCGCTAAGATTTAATTGTAGCAAACTCGATCAGACTATAGTCTATAAGAATAATGGTATCTCGTCGCCCTCAATAGAACTTATCGAGTTTAGAACACTTTCATAATGATAGCTGAATAACTGAATCGATAACAGGAAGACCATTTAATCGATGAATAGACGGATAACGGTTTTGTTTGCCGCCATTGACCACCAATATTTATTTAATTGTTTGCATGGAATTGTAAACTTGTTAAAAATTATGATGGATTGGCGACATTGCCAACCCGATTATTCTTTTTGTTTTATTTATATGTGTCGATGCTATTTTCGACAATTGTTATATTTCGACGATTGTATGTCATAGAGAAATCAAGTTGTCATCATGACAACTTGAAAATTGACGTAGTTTAAGTATTCGGCTCACCAAGCATCCCCTCTATTTTATCCAGCAATAAAAGCATGTTCTCATTTATCTCCAACATCAATTGGCGGTCTTCGCATTCTGAACTCATTCGGCGATCCACTCCATAAACTCGGCATGAATCCGCTCTTTATTCTCAGCATACCATTTCTCGGCATCTTCATAAGTATAAAATATCTCATATTCAATGCCGTCGATAGTTTCATATCCAACTAAATGGCAATCGTTATAATTCATCTCGTCTATTTCATCTCTCAATCCATTATTATAATATCCACGTCTAATTTTTATTACTCCCATTAGCATATCCTCCAATATTTATTATTTATTTTTTATGAGAAGTCTCGTTATTGCAGTGCGGGAAAATTCCCCGATATTGCAGTGCGGGAAAAGTTTGTACCGCTTTTTTGGCGCTGTACCGCTTCGAAGTGGTACAAAACGGCTAAGTGGTACAAGAAAATCGATAGCAGTACCACTAGTACCACTTGTACCACTAAAAATGGCAAAAAACTTTTTGTATAGAACCTATAAGATTCTCTATAATATTTTATTTAATTTAAGTGGTACTAGTGGTACAAGTGGTACTGTTAGCGGTTTCTTTGTACCATCAAAAAAATTTAAGTGGTACAACCGGTACTGCTATCGATTCCGTCTTGCACTGTATTTAAATTTTTATATTATTTTCTCCAAGTTATTGCAGTTGTGAAATGTCCAAGTCATTATTGCAATCGTGAAATGACTTGCAGGGGGAGTTGAGAGGGGGTGTCCCCCTCTTATTGTAGTTCATATAGGGGGGGCGCAGCCACCCCCTAAACCCCCCACATCCAAGTTACGAATTTCAAGACTGCATCTCCTGGACTGCATCTCAAGACTGCTTCTCCTGGACTGCATCTCAAGACTGCTTCTCCTCGATTTCTCTCTTTAACTGTTTCTCCTCGATTATTGCTTATTTTTCCTCGAAAACCGCTATTATTGCTTAGGTCGGTTAAGTCGTCTATTTTCTCCTCCTATTGTCTATAGAAAAAATATAGAGTAATAATAGGAAAAACACCCGACTTAGCCGACCAAGCGAATACCCCGCCAAGCTTCCGGCCTATCTCCATCAATATTTGGCCGGATAGTTTCAACTGGAATTTCGTTTTGATCTATGATGATTTGTCCAAAAGATTTTCTCGATTTAGACGGCGGTAAATTATGGGATTTGGCCCATCTATTATATGCCATCATTAAATCAGATTTTAGTACATATCCTTCGTATTCTTCGCAACAGTCTTCCAGAAATGCGATAACGGGGTTTGATTTACGTCGATAAATGGCTATGGAGTCATCCGAATAACTAAACTGCCATTCATTATCTTTTAATCGATCTAAGCCGTCTAAAGCCCAATTAAGAATGCCAGATAACTCATTATCAGTGGTCAGTCTCTTGAGCAATTGCGTATCTTCTCGGCCATAAACTGAGTTATCAAATGGAATAATAACCCATCTGCCATAATAAGCGTCGTCTTCATATTTTAACGCCGGTATTTCATTAGCAGAAAATATTAATTTAGCAGTATTCATAAAAGAAAACTCATTTTTAAATTTATATTCTGCTTGGATGTTATCTTCGCCGGTCAGTCTCTTGAAAATTCCTTGATCATTTATAACTTTTCTCGGAAGATCCCCACAAATGTTAGCGGACTTTCCAAATAAATTTGCTACTGTAAAACGCTTTTCCGTTAGATCTTGAAGGCTGGCGTTGCTGATGCTTTCCCGTCCAAGCATCCGACTTAAAACGTTGAGCATGGTGCTTTTCCCGGATCGCTTCGGACCAAGTAACATAAATGCTTTATTAATATTATATTCCGGCCATAAAACATAACCGAATAATTCCTGTATAACGCATTTATATTTTTGTTCTACCATCTCATCCAAGAAATTAAGAAAGTTTGGACATTCTGCATTAGGATCATATTTAACATCGATCTGGCTAAATGAATAAATTTCTGGTGAATGTTCTTGAAGCGTTCTGCTATCCATATCTACAATGCCATTTCGAACATTCAAAAAATTTAAATTGTTCTCTAAAACATACGGATCAACAGTTTTTAACGAGAAAACTCTTGAAAGAATTTCGTTAATTGTTTTTTTGTCTATTACTGACTGGCCGTTTTTCTGGACAACACCGCCATAAGTTTCATATAATGCACGTTCCAGGTTATCCCATCCATACGGCCTATAGACTCCATCAGTATATATATAACATTCTTTATTATCCGCACGTCTAACAACGTCATATTTTTCTAAAAGTGATTGTGCGGCAGAATCATAGTTTATCCCATTAATTATTTTATTAACGTCATATATAAACGCCGTGTCATCTGCTATTGTGGAGGTCACGTTTAGACCTCCCGAATAAAAACAATATCGTCAAGTCGATGAACAAAAATTGTGCCATATTGATTTTCAAAGATGCCGTCTCCTGCTGGCGTTATCTTAATCATCTTTGCGGCAAACTTGAATTCATCTCTCTTTCTTACTACAACTACTTTACCAATAAATTTTTCATATATATCATTTAATTGCATATTACGTTCTCCATAGAATTTTTCAAAAAGTATATTTCATCATTCGAAAAGTTCTTGTCCGTCGAATGATGTATATAATACTACTTCTAATCCCTTTTCTCGAATTTTCTCATAAGTCCATGATATTTCATGCTCAAAATCTAACCTTGCACAACTTCCAAAAAATTTATCACTGTATGCTATGCAAGAGTTATCACATTCTCGATCCATGAACGCACATTTTCTACATTCTGACACTGTTATATCACCTCGTCATTTAACGTATATTCTATCGACAAATCGATTAACTCTAGTGGTTTATACTTCATTAATCAATCTCCTATTCATTGCTTCCATTTTCGGCTCGTCTCTCTCCTGGTTCATATAGGAGAGATTGCGGGGTAGATTGCGACTCTACCCCGGTGGAGTACCCACGGAGCTATGGAAGCCAGCCGCTAATTGTGCGCGACTGATTCGGGCCGATCAGCATTCACTAATCGACTTTCCAAAATAGATTAATATAATAATAAAGTTTTTGGTTACTTGGACATATTAAAATTCTCCCTTTCAGATAGCACGTCTTTGTTGACTAATGATCTCAGATATTCTGCCATGCACAAGCCACGCTT